GGAAACTAAAGTAGCTGGATTATCTAAGACTGTAGAAAAGGCTTTAAGAGGAAAGGTTGAAGAACATAACGATAAACATGGAGATAAGAAAGGCAAGAGAGTAACTGTTAGTATGTTAGGAAAGGTATTCAAGCGAGGTGTAGGAGCTTACAGGACTAACCCAGCAAGTGTTAGACCAAGTGTAAGGTCAGAAGACCAATGGGCTTATGCGAGAGTAAATGCTTTCTTGGTTGCTGTCAGAACAGGTAAATTTAGAAGTGGCAAGTTTGACCTAGACTTATTACCAAAAGACCACCCATTATCATCAAAGGACTAGAGCATGTTTAAATTTGGAAGTGGATCACTAGAAAAATTAGAAACAGTACACCCAGACTTAAAATTAGTTATGAAAGAAGTTATTAAGCTAACACCGATTGATTTTGGTATCACAGAGGGCATGAGAAGCCTTGAGAGAGCCGAACAGCTCAAAGCAGATGGATTGAGCAAGGTTGGTTCTAAATCCCTTCATTGTCAAGGTAAGGCTGTTGATATTGTTTGTTATGATAATGGCAAGGTTACTTGGGAGCTAGAATATTATGAAGCTGTTGCTGGAGTGGTTGGCGAGGTTTGCGAAATCTTAGATATTAAAATAAGATGGGGTGGAAGCTGGGTAACAGGAGATTTCAAATTGAATAGGGATATGAGCTTTATAGACGCAGTTCACTTTGAAATAATTGAGTAAATGGCAAAAATTAGGATTAATAGACGCAAGGACTATAAAGAACAACTCAAGCTATATCTAAATCTATCCAAAAGTCTAAACGCAAAAGTTAAAAAATTATTAAGAAAAACATCAAGAAAAGCTGAACGAGAATATATTGAGCTTGGTGATATGTATTATCTTTTTATAGAGGATTTTTCCGATCAATTATATAAAATATTATCTGGTCATTATAGGTCAGTCATAACAACAGCAAGTCAGAGATTAATTAAGCAACGAGAAACCAAGCAAGAAGAAGATGAAGATATAGATGTTATTGTGGCTAGTTATATTGCTGGAGTTACAGCTAATAAAGTAGCTGAAATATCTCAAACAACTAGAAATCAAATAAAACAAGCTATAAAAAAAGGGATAGCAGATGGACTGTCTATTCCACAAATAGCAAAGTTGATTCAAAAAAACAGGTCTTTTGCACCTTACAGAGCCACTATGATTGCAAGAACCGAAACGCACTCTGCTATGAATTTTGCTAACCATGAAATATCTGGGAAACTTGGTTTAAATAAACCTGTTAAAAGCTGGGGTAGTGCGTTAGATGACAGAACTAGGGCTTGGCATAGGGGAATGAATGGAACTACAATTAGCAGAGATGATAAATTCAAAGTTATGACACCTATTGCTGGTGGTGGCTTTATAGAAAGACAAATGAATTACACAGGTGATATGAATGGTGGTGCTTTAAATGTCATTAATTGTCGCTGTTTTACCCTTTATTATGATTCAGAAGATCAAATAATTTCATAATTCTTTACAAATCAAACACTTACAAATCAAATAAAGTATATAATAAAGTTGACTATACAATTAAAATGTATATAATAGGTCTTATAAGTTAATAACAACTTATATTAAAAACTTAAACAGGAGATAGGAAATGAAAAAATATTTTGTAGAATTAGATAACACAAGCAGTTATACCCCAGACAAAGGTATATGGAAAGTTATTAAAGCAAAAGATTTGTATGAAGCATTAAGGAAAGCAGAAGTAAAATATCCTAAATCAAAAATAACTAATATACATTCAGATAATAGATAATTTTAACAGGGAGCAGAAATGCTCCCAACTGATAGTGAGGTGTGTACCTTGCCTGAAGATTGCAAAAGCATGAAATCAGAAAACAAAAACTTAAATAGAGGATATATTATGATTAAAAAAATTTATAACAAAGGCGATACATTTAGTTTTGTAAAAGATATGGTAGTTCCTAAAACTGATAATCATGGACTAACATCAGATTTTTTATGGAAGATAGCTAATTACCGAAATGCCGAAGATGACATGTGGGTTGATTCTGTAATAGATTGGAATATCCGTAGTGCTTTTGACTATAAAAGAAAATCGGACGGAAAAGTATTTAGAGTTTCTCCAATATATTTACATCATAAAGGCGAGAACGGATTTACACCTTTAAAAGATGGTGCTGGAGATGACATTAAAATACTTATGACAAAAGAAGAAGTAGAGATTTTTAACGAGAACTTTACAGATCCAGATTATAAGGACATAAACTTTAAAGCAGTTGTTAATGGTAATTAATAATTTACAGGGAGCAGAAATGCTCCCACAACATTAGGAGATAGGAAATGAGTAAAAGAGAAAGAGATGATTTTATATATACAATATCTTTGATAGTACCAACAATCATAGATAAATTTGAGAAAGAAGATATTTTATCAAAAGTAAACTTTGTAAAAAATCTTTATTATCCAGATGTCAAAATTACTGATAATAAACTTAACTTAGTAATAAATGATTTCTCAAATGAATTAGATTATGCAGAAGTTATATTAAAATATTTTAGATAAATTAACAGGGAGCAGAAATGCTCCCATTTATTATGGAGTAAAATATGGAAGATAAACACAATCAACATGAAGAATATATGACAGGTTGGGAAATTGTGGCAAGTACCATTTTATTTGCTATGATGTTGGGTGCTGGTTGGTTATTTTTACTAATAACATATTAAAGATTTAAACTTGCTAAAGTTTTGGTGTGGAGTTTTTGCTAATTCTCTGCACCTTTTTTTTTGCTTGTAATTAATGCACAAGTATTGCTATCATAAAGGAACTTTTACTTGACAAGGAATTTGAGTTATGTCAGATGAACATTTAGAAATAGTAAATGATGTTTTAGACCTTGAATGTGATTTTAAAGGTATTGATACAGAGGAAGATGGGAGCTTTGAAGGTTATGCTTCTGTATTTGGCAACAAAGATTTAGGCAATGATGTAATTAAACAAGGAGCATTTGCTAAATCTATCTACGATAAGAAGCCACGCCAGATCAAGCTGTTATACCAGCACAAGACAGATGAACCTATTGGTGTGATTGACGCACTAGAAGAAGATAAACGAGGGTTAAAGATCAAAGGCAGATTAGCTATGGGTACACAGAAAGGCAAAGAAGTGTACGAGCTAATGAAGATGGGTGCATTAGATTCTATGTCAATCGGCTATAAGCTATCACCAGATGATTATAAATATAGCGATAAGTTAAAGAAAAGAACAATTACGAATTTGGATTTAATGGAAATATCAATGGTTACTTTTCCAATGAATCCGAAAGCTAAGATTACAAAAGTAAAATTAGCTGGAATGAATGTGAGAGAGATAGAACATTACTTGCGTGATGTGGGACTAATGTCTAGTTCTGTTGCAAAACAAAGTGCCAATATATTATATAAATCATTTAATCCAGAATTGAATGAACAGCGAGATGTTGTGGATAGTATTAAGCATTTAATTGAAACAATTAAACATTAACGGAGTTTATTATGAGTGATGAAATCAAATCTGTAATAGACAATTTGAATTCTACTTTTGAAGATTTCAAAAGCGAAAATTCAAAGCGACTAGACGAGATTGAAAAGAAAGGCTCTGCTGATCCTCTACTTGAAGAAAAAGTTGACAAAATGGCTGATTCCATTTCAAAGATGGCAGAAACCAAACAGGCAATAGAGCTTCAAGAAAAGAACTTAGCAGAAGCTCAAGCTAAAATTGAGAGTTTAGAAACAGTTTTAGCTAGACCAGAAACAGGCAACAGCACGAAAGATGTTGATTTACAAATCAAAGCATTTGGATCAATGTTAAGAGTTGGCAAGGAGAACATGGACGAAATAGAAAAGAAAGCACTATATGAATCAGACGATACATTAGGCGGTTTCTATGCTCCAGCAGAATATGTAGCAGACTTAATTAAGGGTGTTACAGAGATTTCTCCAATCCGTTCTATTGCTAGAGTTAGAACTACATCAAACAGAGGTATTGAGATTCCTAAAAGAACAGGTCAATTCTCCGCTTCTTTTGTTGCAGAAACAGGCACTAGATCAGAAACAACAGGCTATACAACAGGCTTAATGCAAATTGACGCACATGAGCTTTATGCTTTAGTGGATATTTCACAAGCTATGTTGGAAGATTCTGCTTTTGATTTAGAATCAGAAATGTCAGAAGAATTTGGTACACAGTTTGCGAAAGCAGAAGGTACTGCATTTGTTTCTGGAAATGGTGTTGGTAGACCACAAGGCTTTACAGATTCATCTGCTGGAGTTAGTTCAACTAATTCTGGAAGTGGAACTGCATTGACAGCTAATGGTCTTGTTGACTTAACTATGGCTATTAAATCTGACTATATGGCAAACGCAAGTTTTGTGATGAACAGAGCTACTTTTGCAGATGTATTAAAGTTGGAAGATACAGAAGGTCAAAAGATATTTGTAAATGCTATGAGCTATGTTGGTGGAACACCAGCAACAATCTTAGGAAAGCCATACATCTTAGCAGAAGATATGCCAGATGTAGCTGGTTCAGCTAAGCCGATAGCATATGGAGATTTCTCAAGAGCTTACACTATTGTTGACAGAGTAAATTTATCGGTCATGCGTGATCCTTACTCACAAGCAACAAGTGGTAATATTCGTTATGTCGCCAGACGAAGAGTTGGCGGTGCTGTAGTTTTAGCGGAAGCGATTAGACTACAAAACATTTCTGCATAACGGGGGTTTATTATGAGAGATATTGCAAATAGAACTAAGTCAGTTACTTGTCAAGACGCAAAAGTATTTACAGCAGACGCAAATGGAACTACTGTTGATACACAAGGTTTTGAATCAGTAATGTTCATTGTGAACTCTGGTATTGAAGGCGATACATTATCTGGGAGTGTAAAGTTTGACTTTATACTTCAAGATTCAACAGACGATTCTACATTTTCAGCCGTTACTAGCTCAACAGCAGTAACAGAGGGAAGTGTTGATTCAAATGGTATCTTTTTGACACTAGACGCTAATGGCGAAACACCACAGACAAGCCAAATTGGTTATATCGGTGGGAACAGATATGTGAGAGTTAAGATTGACGCAACAGGTACTCACTCAAACGGAACACCTATAAGTGTTCAAGCTGTGTTGGGTAATCCTATTGATTCAACAGACGCATAATATCTGATAAGTTTGTGGGGAGTGGTTTTGATTGCTCATTGTCTGCTCCTCACTCTTATATTGATTAGATAGTATTTAAAGAATATTATGTAATGAATAACGGAGAGAAATATGAAGATAAAAATGTTAAGAGATGTCAAAGGCTCTAGTAATGAATCTGGAAATGCAACCAGAATTTATCAAAATAACGAGATTATTGATTGTGATAAACAATGGAAAGTAGATTTAGCTAACAACTTTATTTCTAATAATTTAGCAATAGAGGTTAAAGTTGACGAGCCAAAAGAAACTAAAGCCAAAACTAAAACAAAGAAAAAAGCCACTAAGAAAAAAGCCACTAAGTCTAAAGGTTAATCATTATGGCTAGAACGATTGGTAGCACATTTTCTACTCAATTATCTAGCACCCAAACTAGACCATTCTATGCAGTAGAATTTTTATACACGCAACCATTAAGAGTGTGGACAGGTTATGGCGACTTTACTGTTGAAGGTCAAGTATATACAGGGTTGGGTAATTTAATATCTATTGGTCAAGTACAAGAAACAGCAGAAACCAAAGCTAGTGGTATAAAAATATCTGCTAGTGGTTTAAATACAGATGTGTTAGCAAGTGCGTTGACACAAACACAGCAAGGAGTGGTGGTTAATGTTTATTTTGGAGTGTTGACGACCACAAGCAATGCTCTTGCTATTGTAGATGATCCATATCAAATATTTTCTGGCTTTGTTGATACAGTTCAAATATCAGAAGAAGGAGATACATCAGTAATATCATTTGATATTGAAAGCAAACTTATATCATTAGAAAGACCACTTGATTTTAGATATACCGACCAAGACCAAAAACATTTCTTTCCTAATGACAAAGGCTTAGAGTTTGTTGATGACTTACAAGACAAAGAAATAATTTGGGGTGGTGGCACAACATGATTAATG